AGAAAATCAAAAAATATTAAAACTTCTAAACAAACAGGAACAAGAGATAATAATCCAATAGCATTAAAAGAATTAATAAATAATGCATTACCAGAAGCAATGCTTTTAAAAATGCAACCACCTTCTCTTAGAAATAGAACAGGAAGATTTAGACAAAGTGCAGAAGTAACTAATGTTACTATAGGTCCAAGAGGAGGTACTGATATAGACTATACTTATATGAGAGACCCTTATGAAGTTTTCGAACCAGGTGGAAAAATGGGAAGTAGAAACCGAGACCCTAGAAAATTAATAGGTGGAACTATCAGAGAAATAGCGGTACAATTAACAGGAAATAAGTTTATAAGAACTAGGAGACAATAATGGCAGCAAGAGATTATACTACACGAAGAGGTGCTATAGTAAATGCCATTGTTTCTAAACTAGAAGAAATAAATGGTACAGGACATTTTCTAAGTTCAGTATCAGATGTTTCACCAAGATTAAAATTTTGGGACGAAATAGAAGAGTTCCCTGCTGTGCATGTTAATGCCGGTAGTGAAACAAGAGAATACTTAGGAGCAGGAGAAAAATTTAGATATCTAACTTTGACTTTTCGCTGCTATGTAAACGAAGACGACCCAGTAGAAGCATTAGAAAGATTAATTGAAGATGTTGAAACTGTATTAGAAACAAACAACCCAATCACGTATACTGATAAGTTGGGAGCAGTGCAAAGCACTATTCAAACTACAATACTCAGTATTGACACGGACGAAGGAGTATTAGACCCTCTAGGAATAGGCGAGATAATAACCTCAGTTCAATATTAGAAAACAGCCGCGGCAGACAAAAGTTTAGCTAACGCTCTTTTCATTTAAAAGGAGAAATTAAATGGCAGATACATTTTATTTTAGTCGAGATACGAAAGTTCATCTAAAGGACAGCGCAGATGCTGTATATAATATACCTGTATTAGATGGATTTAGCTTTTCTCAGGCGACAAACACAACCGAGGTAACACTCAATGAAATGACCACAGCAGCCGGAGCAAGTAGAAGAGCTAGACAGATGTTTACCGATTCTTATGCACCAGCAGAATGGTCTTTCTCAACTTACATCAGACCTTTTGCTACTGGTGGTGGTGGAAGCAGTGCTAAAGAGCATAGTTCAGACGGAAATGGACATATGGTCGAAGAGGCTCTATGGAATGCTTTAGCAGGTAAAGCAGCAGTAGGTGCTTCAGGCGCAGGATTTACTTCTGGAGGCTCAGCAGTAGGTACTGTAGCTTTCGGAAACTCAAACGTAGCAGCACTAGATACATTTAGTTTACATTTTGAAATGGGTAGCGGAAAAGCAACTCCAGTTATTTACCAAATTGCAAATTGTGTGGTAAATGAAGTAACAGTTGACTATGACATTGACGGAATAGCAACAGCACAGTGGTCAGGAATGGGTTCACTCATATCTGAACAGGCTATGCCAACAGCAACAATTACTGAAGGTACAAAAGCTGCAGACACTAATAACTTCATTAGAAATAGACTTACAGATTTAGCTGTAACAGCTACAGCAGCAGGGGGTTCAGACGGTATTGTTGGCACCTATAACTTAACATTAACAGGAGGAAGTTTTACTATTTCTAAATATGACATTTTTAACTCCTGAAACACTAGGGATTGTTAACCAACCTCTAGGACATGTTACAGGTACAAGAATTGTCTCAGTTCGCTTTACTTGTTACTTAAATACTCCACAAAGTGGAGCATCAAGTACAGATTTATTTGAAGATATTATTAATTCTACATCTGTTATAACAAACGACTTTAACTTAGTATTTGTTATTGGCGGAACAGGAGGCTCACCTAGATTAACGGTGACTATGCCTACTTGTCATTTAGAAGTACCAACACATTCAATCGATGATTTAATTAGTTTAGAAACTAGTTTCCATGCACTGCCTACTTCAGTAGATGGTACAGACGAAATTACACTAGTATCATTCGGACCAGATGTAACTTAATTATTAAGTAAACCGGGAGGGGTAAAACCCTCCCACATTTTAACAGAACAGAAAGGAAAGTATTATGACAGAACAGAACGAAAAAGTATCATTAGCGAGTCTATTGACTCCAAGTAAAACAGTAGAAGTTGACTTCCCCGCATTAGAGGGATTTACAGTTAGCTTATGCTATTTAGCAAGAGAAGAACTCATCAAATTAAGAAGTAGATGTGTTTCTCAAAAATTAAACAGAAAAACTAGAGGTTTTGAAGAAACTCTAGATGAGGATAAATTTTTAACTGAGTACTGTAAAGCAGTCATCAAAGGTTGGAAGGGTTTGAAATACAAATACTTAGAAGAGCTTCTATTAGTAGATATTAGCAATCTTGACCCCGAAGATGAATTAGAATTCAATGTAGAAAATGCAGAAACATTAATGAAAAATGGAGCTGACTTTGATACTTGGGTTACTGAAGTAACAGGCGACTTGGAAAATTTTACCAAAGTCAAGTAGAACAAATATTCGAACTACTTGATAAACAGTACAAATCAGGACAGATACCTATTGACACATATTTAGAAATATGTGACCAAAAAGGTATTGAACCTGACCCCGAACAAATGCCGCCTGAAAGAGGAAGTTATCCTTATGAAGTTCAGGTGGCATTTTTTATACATGATTTACTACCTGATAGATGGGATGGTATGAGTGGTTCTTACATGGGAAAAGACTACGCAGCCCTCCAAGTATTACTAGATACTTACGAAGTAGAAGAAAGACAACAAGTTTGTTTGTTTATTAAACATATTGAAGCAAGAAACACAGCAACAACAAACGAGAAACTTGAAAAGAAACAAAAAGCTAGAGAACAAAGAGCAAAAGGCGGAGGTATAAACTCTGCAAATTTAAAGTAAACCATGGCAGGAAAAAAGAAAATTAACATAGCAGACCTAATCTTTAAAATAGGAGATGATGGTACTCTAAAAATAATGGAAGGTCAGACTAAGAAGACTGGTAAAGCTGTCGATAATCTAGGTAAATCTGAAGCAACTCTAAATCGTAACTTTAAAGGCGCATCTCGTCAATCATCAAATCAAACCAAAAATTTCTCTAAGATGGCTCAGGGCATCACAGGTGGACTTGTGCCTGCTTATGCTACCTTAGCTGCTAATATATTTGCTATTGGAGCAGCTTTTAGATTTTTACAAGATGCTGCTAACTACAGAATATTAATACAAGGACAACAAGAATACGCAAATGTTACAGGAGAATCTTTATCTTTAATTACAGATAGATTAAGAACTGCTACAGGAGCTCAGTTAAGTTTTGCAGAAGCTGCTCAGTCAGCCGCTATTGGTAGAGCTGCGGGACTAAGCTCAGACCAACTTAGTAGATTAGGTAATGTAGCAAAAAACGCCTCCGTTGCTTTAGGAAGAGATTTAACAGACTCATTCAATA